CGCCAGGTTGGACGCTGACGGGCCGAAGGAGGGTGGGGGCCTGTCCGGTATAGCTGCCCGTCCCGACCCCCGGCAGGATCGTGACCGCGCCCCCCGTGACGATGGTCGGCGCATACCCCGTGAGCGTGGCCTGCCCGGTCTGGCTGGCCACCTTGGTGGCGATAACGGGAGCCAGCCCCGTGTACGTCCCGGTCCCCATCTGGGTCGCCGCCCGGACCCCATCGATCGCCGCGGGGGCGAAGCCCGTCGCCGTGACCTGCCCCGTCTGCGTCGAGACGACCACCGTCGAGAAGATGGTCGGCGCGAACCCCGTATAGCTCCCGGCCCCCGTCCCCGGCTCTGCGACCGGGTTGTTCCCGACCACCACCGCGGGAGACTGGCCCGTATAGGTGCCCTGCCCCAGCGCGGTCGTGACGGTAATCGGCTCGGCCAAGCTCGGCGCGAAGCCCGTGTACGTCCCCAGCCCCGTGGCCGTGGCGACGAACTGGTTCTCCGTCGTGACCACCGCGGGGGCTTGCCCGGTGTAGGTGCCGGTCCCCGTCTGCGTGTTTACGCTGGCCGGAGCGGTAATCGTGGGCGCGAAGCCCGTATAGCTGCCCGTCCCCGTCTGGGTCGAGGCGACCACCGGGAGCGACAGTGCAGGCGCGAATCCGGTATAGGTGCCCTGCCCCGTACTCGTGGGGACCGCGACCGGGGTGACCAGCGTGGGCGCGAGGCCCGTGTACGATCCCGTCCCGGTCTGCGTCGCGACATCGACCTCGATGGTCAACGTCGGCACGAACCCGGTATATGTCCCCGTCCCGGTCTGGGTGCTCGCGCTCTGGTTGTCCGTCGCGATGACGGTCGGCGTCAGCCCCGTGTAGGTGCCCGCGCCCGTCTCGGTGGCGACCGCAACGTTGTTCGTGACCGCAACGGTCGGAGCGAACCCGTTATATGTCCCCTCGCCCAGCCCCGTCGTGATAACAAACGGCGCGAGGTACGCCGCGACAAAGCGTTGGGCGTTGAATGGCCCACGGTTCCTGATACCGGAGTTGCCGCGGGCCATCGGTCAGCTTACTCCGGCTGCGCCATCACGACGTCGGACACCGGACGCCCGAGCCGCGTGGCCAGCGCCGCGCAGAGGTCGTCGTCCGTCCAGTCCGGCTTATCGAGCGGGGCGTTCGTCTCGGAGAGCTGCTCGTTCCCCGTCCGCGGCACGCTCACGCCCTGCACCTCGTCGGCGATGGCGTAGGCGTACTCGACCGCGACGGTCTGCGTGGTCGGCGTGATGTAATAACTCGTGATGGTGATCATCGGTCGGTCTCGTTAGGCGATGGTGGGACGGAAGGGGGGTTCGTCTATGGTCTCTACGGGGCTAGAGGTCGTCAAGTTGTTGCCGCTGCCGCTGGCGTCGCGGATGTCGCCCGCCCCAGACGTGTTTTGCCGCGACTCGACGCCGAAGTATCGCCCCTTGCATCCCGGCACCGACTCCAGCGGATTCATCAGATGACGAATATCCTCCGACTCAATCACGACGTCGGGGAAGACCTGAATGTCAAAAAGCGAGCCGTTGTAGTTGGTGAGTTCCGCTGTCGCGAGCGCGATGCTCGTCGTCAAACTGGTCGTCGTCGAGGTCAGGTCACGCGTATTCGTGGCTCGGTTCATCAAATGGCCATTGACGTACGCGAGGATTTCGTTGTTGGCATCGTCAAAAGTGACGGCGCAATGCGCCCACCGGCCTGACCGTGACAACGAGTTCCCCGTCACGGCGGTTTGCGTCAGGCCAGCCGAGCCGTAAATCACGACGCTGACCTCCCCCGAGGCGTTGAACCCAACGGAGTACCCGTTGCGATTGCCCGCCCGGTGCGTAAAAATCGCACCCTGCGCCTGCGAGAAGTTGTCATACGTCCACCGATGCCACCACGACACCGTGAACCCCGTCGTCGCATTGAGGCCGGTGAGCCCCGTTTGCGAGATGCTACTAGCAATCGTCTTCGAGACGGCTGGCACGACTACTGCGCCTCCATTACAATCGGCACCACCTGGAACGTGAAGTTTGCCGCGGTCGCGTTCAACGCCTGCCCCGTCGCGTTCCAGACAACGAACGAATATTTGGCCGAAAGATCGTAGACGAGAAAGGACTTGATGTAAGTCGTGTTCGTCGCCGTGCTGACGATGATACTGCCGACCTGCTCGGCGTTGACCGGCTCCGTTGCGACCGCCGCGTCTGCCGTGCCTAGGTTGCTGTCCGCCAAGTCCGTCGCGCCGTTGGACCGACGAATTAGGTATAGCTTGATGGGCGTGTTGGCTGTGGGAGCCGTGCCGCCCGTCGTGGCGCGGAGGTAGACCTGTGCCGCTGGTGCGCGGGTCGTGGTGTTATCCACGACCGCGCAGATACGCCCCGCCCCGCTTGCCAGCGAGGTGAGCGTGATTGTCGGGGTGACAATCGTTTCATAGGTGACCAGCGTTTTGGACGCCATTAGTCAGTCGTCGCGCCCGACAGCGTGAAGATGCCCGAAGCGTTGAACTGGATTGTCAGCGTGTTACCGCTCGTCACCGTCACGTCCGCCGGGGCGGTGTCGAGGAGGCAGACGCAGATGAGCACTTTCGACGCCGAGGTGTCGTCGTAGATGACCGCGTAACGGGCCGTGATGGAGCCGCCCGAGGCCGTCCACGTTGCATCGCTCGCGTCGAACGTCGCCGTCCCGCTGCTCTGCGTCCACGTCACCCCGGACAGCGTGTTGCCGCCCGTGGTGTAGCCGGTGCCGCTGGCGACCTCGTTGGTCAGCCCCGCATACGTCGACTCGGTGAGCGTGTTCGCGTCAGAGCTTGACGTAAACAGCGCGATCTTGAAGGTGTGCGAGTTCAGGTCGGTCGTACCATCACCGATGTAGAGCTTCGCGGTATCGTACAGCTTCCATTTTCCAGCGGGCATCGTGCAGTCCTCGTGAGGGGGTAAAGGGTCGGAAGGTTAGAGGGTCATCGCCTGCGTCAATCGCTCGAACGCCATCGCGGTCGTGGGGCCGGTCGCCGTCACCACCTGCCCGGAGGCCGCCTCCCAGCGGAGCGCGATCGCCGCGTCCCCCACCGGCACCGCGGCCAGCGTCCCGCCGTAGGTGGCGACGAACCGCTCGGCGCGAGCGCGGTCGGTCGGCCAGAAGCCGGAGCGCCGGACATCGTGCCCGCAGAGCTGCCGAGTGTCAAGCCCCGACACGAACTCCTCGTCGATCATCGGATGAAGCCCACCGCGGAGAGCGTCAAGCTGGTCGCCGTGACGCTCGTGGTGTCTGTCTCGTTCCGCACATAGACCGAGATGATGTCGTTCGCCGCGGTCGGGATCAGCGTCGAGAGCGAGAACCCGTAGCCATCGCCCGAACTCGACAGGACCGCCGAGATGTGGACATTGGTCAGCGGCGTCCCGTTCTTGGCAAACGTCAGGCCGTAGGTCTTGTTATTCGCCACGCAGACCAGCTCGACGTTGGCCGTCACGAGCAGCACTTGATTGACCGCCTTCGTCGCCCGGAGTTCGTTGTCGGCGTACTGCGAGAACCCGTCCTGCCCGAGCGTGGCGTCCAGCGCGGTCGTCCCGGCCAGCTTGTACCAGGTGTTCGTGAGCGCGAACGTGGTCGTCGCCGACGCCGTGAGGTCCAACTGGCCCCGGCTCGGAAACAAACTGACCACCGCGTCCCGGATGTCCTCGGGGCTGATGTCGCCGGACGTGTTATCCGGCAACTGCGCGAGGAGCGCGGATAGAACCTTCGGGGTCTCTGCCATTACTCGAAGCCCTCGTCGAACCCAGTGGTGAACGCCGACGTCGCGACGAGATGCACCCCGTCCGCCACGTCCGCCGCATCGTACAAGATATACTGCCCGTAGGCCGTGGGGTCGATGGCCTCGAGCGTCACCTGCTGGCAGGCCATCTGCCGCACCGCATAGACCCCGCGCACGAACCAGAGGGTGTCGTCCCCCTCGAGCTTCACGATCCCATACGGGTCGACCGGCACATAGTCCGCGACCGTGGCGACCGCGGTGGTCCGGCTGTCCGTATGCGCCTGCGGAGCCCCGGCCACCGTGAAGGCGTTCGCCGTCGCATCGACGCGCCCCCAGTAGACGCCCGTCTTCGTGTAGACGGGGCGCTGGAAGCCGTCGGCCCCGTCATCCCCCCGGCTGAAGAAGCCGAGCCGCTGGTCCAGCAGGCCGGGTGCGATGTACATCAGCCCGCCACCGGCAGCTTCAAGGCCCGCAAGGTCTTGAGCACCCGCGCCGCGGTCTCCCGCGAGACATCCCAGGTGATGGTCGTCGAGGCGCTGGTCTCGCTCGCCGCGTTCGGCGTCCGCTTCTGGTACAGGTCCGCGGCCAAGTCGATGATGCACTGCGAGAGAATCGGCTCCCACGCCGTGTAGTGCTGGGAGAGCGACAAGCCGCAGAGCGCGGTCACCGTGTAGCGGGGGTTGCTGAAGCTGTACCCGGTCTCGGCGTAGATCATCCCCGCCGCGCCGTCGGTCCAGTACTCGGTGCTCGGCATCGTCACGCCGTCGACGTCGACGATGGAGGTGACGCTGATGGGCCGACGCGGGAAGACGAGGGACGTGACCGGCACGTCGGCGTCCGTCTCGCATCGGTCGACGTAGGTCTGCGAGACCGCAGTGATGGGGCAGTCCATCCAGAGTTCGAGCTGCGCCGTCGCCCGAGCGAGGAGCGCGGTCAAGAGCGTGTTCTCCGCGTTCGACTCGATGCGGAGGTAGGACTTCAGGTCACTGACGGTAGGGAGGGCCATTCCGCTTTGCCTCGGTCAAGATGGTCGCATACTTGGCACCGACGACCGCGTAGTCGTGATGAGCCACGACGTAGGCGTGAACGCGCTCGGCCTCCTGCTGATAAAACCTAGCATCCGTCGCGAGCCGCGCCAACTGGTCGCGGATGCCCTGCTCGTCGTTGGCAATCGTCCACGGCACCTCGATGCCGAGCTTGAGGAGGTCGGCCTGCGCCTCGGGATCGCCCGCCAGCACCGGCATCCCCATCGCGCCACCCTCCAACCCGGACCCCTGCATCCCCAGCCAGAAGCTGTCAAAGACCGCATCGCAGGACGCCTTGAGCCGCAACGCCGCCCCGTGCTCGAGCCCCTCGATGAGCACCGGCTCGACCTCGATGCCCTGATGCATCGTCAGGTAATCGCAGGCCCGCAGGAACTCCGCGGTCCCCTTGATAGACCGGCGCGTCGGCGAATGGGCCACCCGGAACTTGCGCCCCTTGCGCGGGCCGGGAGCCTCGTCCTTCCGCACCGCTTGATAGTCCGCGACCGGCATCGGGATCGGGAGCCAGTGCTTGACCTTGAACCGGTGGTGATATGGTCGCGCCCCGAAGACCACCGCGTCCATCCGGTCGTCGTTCCCGGCCTCGTTCACGCGAATCGAGCCCGCGGGGTTCGCCGGGTCCACCGAGCCGTGATAGGTCAGCGCCTGCATCAGCCCCGGTCGCGTCCCCTGCCGCAGCAGGTTCCGCAGGACGTAGTAGTCCATATGGCTATGCACGACGTCGGCGGTCAGATAGAGCAACTCGATGGTCGCCGCGTCGGTGTCGACGTCCCACTGGCGAAGGTCGCAGTGGGGGTTGCTATGCCCGTAGCGCACGAACGCCGAGACCACGCCCGGCACCGCGTTTGCCGCGGAGTGGTACCGATACACCGAGGAGCCGGGATCGTAGGCCGTGATTTGCAGCACCTTGAGCGCCGTCGGGTCATACGGCACCGCGGTCTGCTGGCTCGGCACCAGGTTCGGCGACAGGATGCGCCCCGCGGACGCCCACACGCGGTCGATAGTCGCTTGCGATGCCACCAAGTTCCCCGCCTCCCATCCGGCCACCTTGTCCGTCGGGGCCGTGAACCAGTCGCCCTGCTTGTACTTCACGCCGCTCAAGGAGCAGTTCGTCCGCACCAAGACCGGCGTCTCCGTCTCAATAGGAGCCGGAGCAACCAGCTCGGAGGGGGCGGTGACCCCCTCCGGCTGGGACTGCTTCGGACGCCGTGCCTTACGAGGCAGGCTCATCCAGCACCACGAACGGGCTGTGCTCGTCGACCTTGTTGCCTGCGCCGTTGATCTTGTAGGCGTAGGTCGAGGTCGGGAGCGGAATGCCACCGGCGCGAGCGACGAACCGGTAGGTCGTGATGTCCTCGACGAACTTGTAGTGGATCGACGACTCGACGGTGAGCGCCTGCCGCAGGCCCATCGCGTAGAAGTCGCCGTTCACGAGGACGACATCACCCTCCGTCCCGAGCGTCGGAAGGAGGTCCGTCACCACGACCGGGAGGCCGAGGAGCTGGAGCGGAGCCTTCTCGCGCAGGTTCGGGAGGAACGTGACCATCGTGTTATTCGTCGTCTGCATCGCGAAGAGCTTCGCGAGGACGCGACGCGAAATCATCCAGCACGAGTTCGGGCCGTGCGTGTGGCGCTCGTACATCTTGAACGCATCCGCGGCGGTGAAGTCGCTGGCGGTCGCACGGGCGACCTTGATAATCGAGGCGTTGTTCGTGTTGAACGCGCCCAGCGGGGCCGAGGTGCCGGACCCGTCGATGGTGATGTCTTCGTTGATCTTATTGATAATCTGCCCGCCCACGGCCTGCGTGACCTCGGACGGCAGCTCGCCGGTGAAGTCGTCGCCGAGGAGCTCGTCGCCGAACTCCGTCACCGCGGCGTACTTGTACATCGTGAGCACCCGCTGACCGAACGACGGCTCGCGGCTCGGCTTGGTCGAGCCCTCGCCGACGATGGTCACGTTGGCAATCTTACCGGCCATCGGGCGGTTGAGCTCGGTCGTGCCCTCGTCCTGAATGAGGTACGGGATGCGGAGCGAACGCCCCGGCACGTTGTAGCGGCGGGCGACCTGGAAGAGCCCCGACTGGGTGTTGCTCGTCGAGAAGATCTCCGGCACCTGCGTCAGCGGGAGGAGGTACTCGCCGCCGTTGGTGGAGCCCGTGATGGTGCGGGTCATCAGGTCGACGCGCTTGAGCGCCTCGGCCTCGGTCGCGTTGCTCGGCCCCTTGCTCACGGCGCGGAGATACGCGCCCATGTTCTTGAAGCCCTTGCGGAGCTCGCGACGCACCTCGTCCTGCGCCTCCTGCATCCCGTTGAACCCGGCCTTCTCGCCGTTGGCATCAACGCGGACCAGCCCCTCGTCGCCGCCCTGACGCGCGATCTCGGCGTCGGCGGTGAACTCGGCAGCGGCCTGCGCCCGCATCTCGGTGGCCTTGATGTCGGCCATCCGCTTCTCCACTTCCTCGGCAGTGAAGCTCGCCTCGGGGTTGAGGAGCTCGGCCCGCATCGCGTGGGCCTTCTCGCGCAGCTCGTTCGCGGCGCGGTTCTTGGAAACCAGCGTGTTCTTCATGGTTCGATTCCTAGTCAATCGTGATAAATGTCGACCGCACCGCCTTGATGCGATCGTCCAGCGTGGCATACCGGACCGATGCCGCGGTCGAGGTGGGCGTCTCGGTCACCACAGGGGCGACCGGGGTAGCCGTCTCGGAGCGCGTCTCCGGCAGGTAGCGGACCAGCACCGCGTGACGTTGTTCCTCGGTCAGCGCATCCAAGGCAACGCGAGCGGCAAGCGTGAGCAGGTCGGCGTCCGTGCGCTCGGCGACGACCTCCTCGACAACAGCGTCCGACCCCTCGTTCCGGGCCGAGGCGACCTCGGCACCCGGCACCGCGGGCATCGGCGTGATAGAGACTTCGCGCAACTCAATCTCGGTGAACCGCTCGACCGGCTTGCCGTTCACCGTCACCATCTCCGACGTCCGCGGGATGAACCCGATGCTGAACCCCGTCGACGCCCCCGACGCGAGGACGGCCTTGACGTACTCCAGCGCGGCCCGGCCCTCGGCGGTGTCGAACACGTCCGCGGTCATCACCAGCGCGTCCCCGGCGTCACTCATCGAGGTCACGACCCCGACGTGCGCCTTCGACGTGCGCTCGTGATCCATCAGCAGCGGCACCTTGCGAGCGGACACCCGCCCGTCGATGGACCGCTTCGCGCACTTGCGCGAGAACATCGTCCCGTAGGAGTCGACGACCTCGTAGGTCAGGGCCACGCCAGAGACGCGGCCCGCGATGCCAGGCGGCAGGTCGGACTCGGCGCGGACCTCGAGGGTCGCGTCGGTCAGGTGCCAGAGGGTAGAGCGTGGGGTCTTGGTCATCCGCGGTCCCTTATTCGGTAGTATACGCCAGCACACACCGGCAGTTGATCACCTCGTCCGCTGGACCACTCGGGTCGAGCGGATACATCAGCCCATTCGAGAACGGCTGGTCAATCGGCACCGGCCCCTCGGCCATACAGGCGGTATGCGTCTCACGGGTCTCGGCGTCCGAGAACGCGAGCCACTCCTTCGTCCGGTAGAGGTCGCCCATCTCCTTGGCCTGATCCCACGAGCCCTGCGAGAGCGCCCCCGCGGACTCGGTGCGGGCGATCATCGTCGAGCGGGCGTCGACCCGCTCCTCGCCGTAGACGGCCCGGCCCACGAGGCGGGAGGTCTCCTCGACCGTCAGCCCGGCCCGTTCCGACGCCTCGATGACCGCCAGCACTTCGCGGGCGGTGGTGTCCCCAATCAGCCCCGCCAGCCGGGCGGTGCGCTTACGGATGGCCTCACGAACCGACGCCACCGAGCGGCCCGCCAGGCCCGCCTCCTGCACGTCGGCCTTCAGGTCGGCCCCGCTGCCCGCCACCTCGGTCGCGCCAAACGCATACGACTTGGAGACCAGCGGGGTGAAGCCCTCGCGCCAGTTCTCTTCGAGGTCGCCGGTCGCGCTGTAGGCCTCGCGGACACGGGCGCGAGCGGTCGCGAAGTCCCCCGCGCTGGCGATGGACTTGGTGACCTTGGGCCGCTCGGCGCGGAACAACGCCTCCGCGGTCGCCTTGTAGGTCTGCTCGGTGCGGTCGAGTTCCTGCATCGCCCGCTCCCAGAGGCCGCGCTTGCGGCTCATCGCCTCGTCCGGGGTGACTTCCGGGGTGACTTCCGGGGCCTCGGACTTCTCCTCGAGCGCGTCTTTCGCCTCGCGGATGACCTTCCGCATATGGTCGAGCCCGCGGTCGCCGACGGCGAGCCACTTGATCTGCGCCACGACCCCGGCGAGTTGGAAGTCGCCCTTGTGCCGAGCGACCCACGCCTCGCGCAACCGGATGGCGTTCTCCTCGGCCTCCCCATCGGGCACCCCGCCCCGCTTGGCGATCGGCGCGAGCTTGCGGAACTGCTCGTTCCCCTTGACGTTGCCGCCCTTCGACCAGATGGCGGGCCAGTTCTCCTTCAGGTCTTCGGCCTCACCGACCGGGAAGAGCGCGTGGTTCGAGTTGCGGAGCGTCACCTTCTTGTCGTCCCCGTCCTCGGGGAAGTTGGTCACCGGCTCGGCGCGGGATGCCTCGACCTCCTCCT